CAGCGGCTGATCGCCCTGGCCAAGCCCATTTCAGAGCATGCCATTGCGCGGCGCGAATTCGCGCGTCACGCCAACACTCAGGAGGTTCCCCGATGATCATTTCAGTCGACAAGTTCTACAGCGAGCCCGTCCGGATCGGGCAGCGCATCGCCGGCGAAGTCAGTTATCCCAATCTGCAGGCGGCCGTCCAGATGGCCGACTTGGTCGAGCGCATCGTCGTGACCGCCGGCGAGGATCCGACGTCGCCGATCTGGAACGCCACGATCGGCGCGCTGAGCGCGGCGTTGGCGACGGTCGCGCCCCAGGCGGTGACCAATGGCTGAGGTCACCAATAAGCTGGAGAAATTGACCTTCGTGGGGCTGTATGACGCCGAGACACCTTGCGCCGAGATCACCGTCCAGGATGACGCGGGCCTGCCTGGTGTCGGCGTCCAGACGTTCAAGGTCAGCGTCCAGACCATCGGCCACTACTGCGCCGAGGCGATGACACTCCTGATCTCGCGCCGGGTGAAGTTGGGCGGGTGGAGCCCGGCCCTCAAGTGGCTCCCCAAAGACGACCAGATCAGCACGGTCTCCGGGCTGATGATCACCGGGGCCGTCGACCGCCTGCCGAACATCCACGCCGACTGGATCCGCGAAGTCAACCACCTGGTGATGGATCACGAGAAGAAGCTCGTGCGGGTGACGTATCTCGACCGGGCCGGCGATCCGCAATACGATGTCAGCGCGCCGGCGCCCAGCAAGGCCGACGACACCACGGTCACGATTCAGGTCAATGGGCATGAGCCGGTCACGATGTCGGATCAGGAGTTCCGCGATCTGCCCGGCAAGATCCGCAAGATGGCCAACGGCCGACAGGCGGCGCGCCCGTGACGATCTACAAAACCGGCCGCTCGACCGACTACGCCGGCGCGGAAGCCCCGCCGAAGCGCCAGTATCCGCTCCGCGAGATCAATACCACGGCGGATGCGATAGACCAGTTCTGGAAGATGGCCCAGGGGTATGCGCCAGTCTGCACCGACGGCTCTGGCGTCGCGTGGGTGAAGGATGACACGCTGACAAGCGAGCTGCGGGACTGGTGCGCCGAGACGGCGCACCAGATCGAGCGCGAGGCAAAACTGGGCGCGGCGCGTAAGCCACGGGCCGCAAGCCCGCTCCGGCGAAACGTCAGCCAGATCGAAAGCGAGATCGCCGCCGTGCTGGCCCTCAGGCCGGACGCGACGGCCCACGACATCCGGATTGTCACGGGCATTGAGCACTCGCGGATCCTGCGCAGTGAGACCTGGGCGATGACGCATATGGGCGAGAAGGTGAAGCAGTGACCCGCCGCTACACCGGCATTCGCATCCGCATGACGCTTAGCGATGCGCGCGAGATCGTCGAGCACGGCACCATGCCGGCGAACGTCCTCAACCGCATCCGATACGCCCTGTGGGGGAAGCGATGACCCGCATCCGCCTGGGCCCGATCCTCGCCTTCAGCGCGATCCTGGTCGCGATGCCGCGCACCCTGGTGGCCGCGTCGCATGCTGCCGGCCTGCCAGTCCCGAGCGGGCCAGATTGGGTCGCAGTGGTTTACGTGTCGGCTGTCGCCTGGGCGGCGCTCGAGGCCCTGACGCTTGCCCGCCTGTCGCTGGCGTTCACCCAGACGAAGCGGCGCGGACTGTTTGCCCTAATCGTTCTCGACCTTGCGGTGGTCGCGACAGTCTACGCGCCCTCGCTCGTGGCCGACAGCGCCGGGCTTGCGCTGGTTGCGCTGATTGGTGTCGCGTCAGCTCTCCACATCGTGTGGGCGGTGATGCAGACGATGACCTACATGCTCATTGTCGTGTCGGGTTTCGCCGCTGACGCCGCGACAGAGGGTAGCGAAGATCAGCGCAAGCGGGCCGACACACTTGCGCAAGCGCTGACGGACGCGATTGACGCACGCAACGCTGCCCCTGTCGCCGCCGCGCAGTCCTCAGTGACCGTCAACGTCGCCCAGGTTGCCCCTGGCGCAACGGAATCGGGGGGTAGGTTGAGCGCAGGGGGGCATGTGGCTGTCGTTGACCATGACAACACGGAAACGCGCGTCCTGCGGGCCCTGCGGGGCGGCGCAAGGACATCGGTGGAGATCTCGAAGATCGTCGGCGTGACGCCCCAGGCCGTCCGGCTCACCGCAAGCTGGGACATACGCAAGCGGGTTTGGGCCGAGAGCGCGACAGGGGAGGCGTCAGCGTAATGTCACAGCAAGTAACGGTTTCTCTTTTGGATCTGGCGCTGTTGTCAGTCCTGTCATCGCTGTTCGGGATGGCCGCCGTGCTGGCATTTTCCGTAGGCATTCAGTTGTCCAGGGGCCGGCGCGGCGAACCCGCACAGACCCCCGTCAATTCGCCGTCGTCCAGCAACCCTATCAGGCTGGGCGATCCTCACTGGGAGAAAGTGCGGAACGCCAGGCTGGAAATGGCTGGGCATCGCTGCGAAGTGTGCAACGCAAGCGGCGGGACGCTCCACGCGCACCACAGAACCTATGCGCGGCAAGGCCAGGAGTTGGTCGAGGACGTGATCATCCTGTGCCGATCCTGCCACGGACTGTTTCACAAGAATTTCGACCTGGCCGAAAGGGACGGCGCGACGGCTCGCCCAAAGTGGCGCATCGTGAACCTCGCCGACTACGAGCCCGCAAGCGAATACGCCGTTCCGGTCGAGCCTCCGGTTCAAGGACCCCTGCTATGAACTACTTTCGCCCCGAAGAAGCCCAACTATTGCAGACCTGCCTCGGCGGTCTGGTCATCATCGCGCTCATCGTGGCCCTCATGGTCATCTGGGCGCGTCGCGGAGGTGCCAAATGACACAACACACTCAGACCGAGACGCCCCGCAGCGTCCGCAATGCCTATGACGCCGGCATCATGTTTGGTGGCGCCGCCCTGGTCGTGATCGTCGTCGGCCTGGCCATCGTCCTGATGGCTCAGGCATTTCAGGCCGCGCCCGTCGTGTCGTCGATGTTCGCCGTCGGGGCCGTGCTCGGCTCGGGGCTATTCGTCCTGATCATCGTCCGGCTGGCCCGCCAATTCGCCGGCGATCTGTCCGCCGTGCACACCACTGTCGCCCAGGCCAGCGCCCAGGCGTTCGGGCAGAGCACGACAGCGATGCTGGATTACATGAAACAGCAGCAGCTCGCCGCGCCGACGATGACGACGTATCTGCCCCCGACTCGCGCACCAGAACTGCCGGCTGCGACCAGCGTGCCGCGTCTGTCGGCCAACGGGCGTCCGGTCGGGGTGAAGCTCCAGACGTTGACGCCGGCGGGCGAGCTGCTGACGTGTTCGCCGGCCGGGCTCGAAGCCGCGCTCAAGATTTTGGCCGAAGGCGGGCAGCCGACCCGCGAGGAATTCAAACGGAAGGGAATCCTGGCGTCAATGGAGGCCGCCGGAGTGGTTGATTGGCTGGCCGGTCAGGGTCAGGTCACGAAAGGCGGCCAGGGCGCTGCCACGCGCTGGGCGGATGGTGTGCTGCCCGAGTGCGCGCCGACGCTCGCTGACGAGTTCCGCCCCTATTGCCCGTCCCTCCCCCACTTCATCAGCCCAGAACCGATGTTGGGCAACTTGACGGGGGCAGGGCAAGTTGGGCAACAGGCAGGCAGGCAGGTTCGCGGGGGCCGGAAGTGAAACCACTCGGCGGGAAATCTTACGGCTCCATCCCCCATCTGCCCGGGAGTCGGCTGGGCCCTGGTGACCATCATTGTCACCAGGGACAGGCCGACATCTGCACCGCGAAGCCCCGCGACCGGCACGACTGGATCATTGTTCAGGAGAAACTCGACGGGACCAACGTAGGTGTAGCTCGGATCGACGGCGTCATCATCCCCCTGACGCGGGCCGGATATGTAGCGGATACCTCCCCGCATGCCCAGCACCACTACTTTCACCGATGGGTGATGCTCCACCAAAGCCGGTTCAAGGAAGTGCTCAGTGAGGGAGAGCGTCTCTGCGGGGAATGGATGCTCCAGGCCCACGGGTCGCAGTATGACCTCGAGCACGAGCCCTTCTACGTCTTCGACCTGTTCAGCGGGAATCGGCGTGTCCCCTATAACGAGTTCATACGCCGCCTCGGCGGGATCTTCATGACTCCGCAGGTGCTGCAAATGGGGCAACATTCCCTGGCCACTGAAGACGCCATGGCAATCCTTGGGACAAATGGTTTTCATGGCTGCCTAGAGCAGCCAGAGGGTGCCGTTTGGCGCGTCGAACGGGACGGGGCGGTGGATTTCCTGGCCAAGTTCGTTCGCCCGGATAAGGTGGACGGCAAATACCTCAAGACAGAAGAGGGCTTACCCAGAACCGTGTGGAACTTGGGAGTGGACCGATTCATGGAGGCGCTCAGATGAGCCCAGCATCAGCGTTCCGCGATCCGGAAGCCATTCCCGTGTCGAAACTGCCGGAGCCTCTGCGCATCCGGGCCAAGTCGTGGCGGCAGGCGGCCGGCGGTTGGGCGCGGGTTGCGGCCCGCACTGATGACGCCGGCGAGTGGCGCATCGTGCTGCTGAGGTCCGACGAGCCGTGCTGGGTCGGCTGGTCAATGGTGAATTTCAATGGCTGACACCAAGCCCAAGCGCATCCAACGCCAGCGCGTGAAGGGCTGGCGTATGCCGGCCGGGGCGGTGATCGTGACGCGGCCGACGAGGTGGGGCAACCCATTCAGGGTGACGGCGGAACGATCCCGCCGCGAGGCAGTAGTGGCTTACTCGATATGGATCGAAATGCCCGGCCAACTGGGGCTGCGTAACGAGATCAGGAACGAGCTGCGCGGACACGATTTGGCGTGCTGGTGCAAGCCGGGTGACGCTTGTCACGCGGACGCATTGCTGAGGATTGCCAATGAATAGCACCTCTTCGCCCCAGCCCATCACCCGCGCCGGCGTGCTGACGCCCGATGGCGCGCGCCTGGCTGAAGTGCTGGCGCGGATCGCGCGCCGGCTCACGTCGGATAATCGGCCGGCAGACGTGAAAGCATGACGGCCGCCGCGATCTATATCCGCGTGTCCAGTGAGATGCAGCTCGACGGGCACTCGCTGGACGCCCAGGAGCGCCTGTGCCGCGAGTATTGCCAGCGCCACGGGCTCGCCATCACCAGTGTGTATCGCGAAGAGGCAGAGAGCGCCTCGAGCAACGACCGGCCGGAGTTTCAGCGCATGTTGGGCGACGCGCGCGCCGGCGTGTTCGCCGCTATCGTCTTCAACCACACCTGGCGTTTCTCGCGCAGCATTGATGACGCGGCGCTCATGGCCCGCCTCGAGCGCACGGGTGTGCAGCTCATCTCGACGACGGAGTCGATCGACACGAAGACGCCAGGCGGCCGCCTGCAGCGCAACATCACCCTGGCCATCGGCCAGCACTACCTCGACCAGCTCCGAGCTGAGACGACCCGCGGCAAGCGCGAACGGGCTTTGCAGGGCTACAGCAACGCCAGCCACCCCCCATTCGGCTACGTGCGGGTGTCAGACCGTCAAAACGCGCCTGGCCCCGAGGCCGACACGGTCCGCGAAATGTTCGAACGCTACGGGACTGGCGCATACTCCGACGTCGAGATCGCCGGCTGGCTCAACGCCCTGGGGAAGCGCACCGCCGGCCACTGGGGCCACCGGCCATTCAGCAAGGACACGATTCGGGCCATCCTGATCAACCCGTATTACATCGGCATGGTGGGCTATCGCGGGCTTACCGATCGCGAGACGGAGACGGGCCAGCGCGCCCGGGCCAGCAAGCGCGCCTGGCAGTGGATCCCAGGCAAGCATGAGGCATTGATCACGCCCGAGCTCTTTGACCGCTGCAGGGCCGTCCGGGCAGAACGCGGGCAACGCTACGTTGGGCGCCGGCCGTCAAAGTCCCACGTCTACGTAATGCCAAAGCTGGCCCGTTGCGCTCGATGCGGCGGGCCGCTGAAATGCACGACGGACAATCAGGGAGAGGCGCGCTATGCGTGCTCCGCACACGATCGGGCGATTGTTTGCGATTCCGTGCGTAGATCCGTGCGCGAGGCTCACCTGCTCGAGGACCTGGACGCGCTTGTCGGCGAGCTGAGCCTCACCGAGCCCGTCAAGGCCCGGGCGATCGAGCTGCTCGAAAACGGCGACGAGACCGCGGCCGCTGAGCGCCGGCGGGCGGCCCTGGGCGTTGAGATGAAGCGCCTGAACCGGATGTATCAGTCCGGCAACATCGGCGACGGCGAATACGATCAGGAGATCGGCCGGTTGAAGGGCGAGCTGGCAAGCCTGGCCAAGCCGGCGGGCGCGTTTGATTTGCGCGCAGCGATCGCCGCATTGGATGACATGGCCACACTGTGGCGCCAGGCGACTGTTCCGGAGCGTTCGGAGATCTTGCGCTCCGTGTTCTTTGCGCTGCGGGTGGATCTCGACGCCGGCGCGGTGACGGGCTACGAGCCGAAAAACGAATACGCGGCCGTTTTACGGGCCGCGCACTCGGGAAAAGATGACAACAGCGGAAGCGACGGGCGTCGCTTTCGCAATTGGCGTCCGCGCCGCAAATCATAGAACACCCGTTCTATACTCCCGCCCATGACAAAGACGTGGGCGGACGGACTGCCGATCCGAGTTGAGGCGGTTGACGCCCAGGGCGTGCCAGCGTCGTTCGGCTGGCAGGGCCAGACCCACGCGGTCGAGCGCCTGGTTCAGCGTTGGGAAGTCGAAACGGACTGGTGGTCTGAGGAGGGCGAGACGCGCCGCCTATTCGTCACCGTGATCACGAAGACCGGCATGCTGTGCGTGCTGTTCTGCGAACTTGCCACAGGTGAGTGGCGGATCTCGCGGCTCTACGATTAGCCCGCCTTGGCCTGCTCAGCCTTCGCCGCCGTCTCCTGCCGGATGAGCGCTGCGCGTCCCGCATCCAGGATCTGATGGGCCGTCGCGAACGCCACCGAGTTACCCTGGCTGTCCACCACGTTGACCGTCGTGCGCCCCCCGCGCGGGTCGTGGACGATCAGGACCGACAGAACGGATGCCTGAGCGATCTGAGCCAGTTCACGCACCTTGGCTGGGTGCTGGCCGCGGTCCTCGGTGCCGAGAAGCTGTCCGAGTTCGGTTGTGGGTTGGGGAATGATTTTGGGTTTGGTCATGGATGTTAGTCGAGTCCGTAGTCTGTCTGCTGGCGCGCCTCACGGCGCTGTCGGATTGGGCGCAATTCGGCGTCCTCCGCCTGACGCTGGGCATTGTTTCTCTCGATGGCATTGCGCTCCGCCTGCTCATCGGCTCGGTCGGCCATGAAGTCAATGCCGATCCGCACGCGACGCTTGAGGTTGCGCACGGTCGGCGCGGCGATGCCTGACGCCACCAGAAGCGCAACGAGATCGTCGCGGAGCTGGGCGCATTGGGCGTTAGTCAGGGTTTCGAGTGTGTCTGTTGGGCTGATTGCCATGGTATTAGGCCAGTAGTCCTATGTTTCGCAGGGCCTTGACGACCTGCTTGATGGTGTAGCCATCAAATGTCGATGCGTCATTGATAGCCGTCCCGGCATTGGCCGTGAACGTCGCCGCCGCTACGCCGGTTGTCGGCTGAACGATCGGAGTCGCAGCCCAGAACGCGAGTTTGTCGCTGGTTGTCGCGCCCAATTTGCTGCCAGTCGTCGTGCCGAATACGATGTTCTTGGCGTCGGCGATGTTGACCGTGCCGTTGAACGTGAGCGAGGGCGTTGAGAAGTCGCCATAGATCAGCGGTGTTGTGGTGCTGCTGTTGGCGATGTAGAGCTTATTGGCCGCCGTCTCGGCGTTGCCGGCCTGGTAGCCGATCATCACGCACCCACCGTTGGTGGTCAGACTCGCGCCCGCCCCGCTTCCGATCAGGGTCGAGTTTGTGCCGCTGGTCGAGAGCAACCCAGCCTGGTAACCGATAGCAGTGAACCCCGCGCCAGTCTGGACCTTACCGGCGTTGAACCCAATGGCGACCGCGTTGCTAACGTTTTTCTGCAACGTTTCAGAGCCGATGGCGACGTTGTTTGACCCTGCAGCGCTCCCACCGTAGCCACTCCGGTATCCAATGTAGATCGAGTCGTTGAATGCCGTGGTCGCAGTCGGGAACGCGGACTCCGTTCCGATGCCAACATTCCGGCTACCATTGCAGCGCTGCCCCGCGTTTGTGCCGAAAATCATGTTGTCTGCGCCGGTAGTCATGTAGTACGTCGACCACGCCCCGATGCTGATGTTTCCGCTCGCCGTGCATTGGGCCAGAGAAGCGGCTCCAATGGCAACGTTGTTTATCCCGGTCTGGTCCGACGACAACGCCGACGATCCAATCGAAATATTGTATTGGCCCGACGTCAGCGCTGCCGACGAATGATCTCCAATTGCCAGGTTTGCCGAGCCTGACGAATTGAGCAACGCAAGAGCGTCGTGCCCGATCGCCGTGTTCCCCGCCCCGGTCGTTTGCGTGGCGAGAGCGCCATTCCCTATTGCCAAATTGTCGATGGCGGTCGACAGTTTGCCGGCCTGGTAGCCAATGAACGGCCCGGACGGATTAGACGTAAGCGCGTTGCCGGCCTGGTAGCCGATCATCACCGAGCCAGTCGAAGAAGACAGCGACGCGCCCGCCTGGTAGCCGATGGCAATGGCATTGGACGCGCTGACATAGATGCGGGCCAGTTCCGCCGCGGCCGAGGATTGGATGACGATCTGCCCGGACGTCTGGGTGCTGTGCCCCTTGACGATGAGTTGGTTGACGTTAGAACTGCCAACAACCGTGACAGTCCCGGCAACGCTGATCGCGGCGCCGGATTCTGTGATGATCGAATTGCCAAGAGTTGTCCCGGCTGTGAACTTGGCGATGGTTCCGCTTGTTCCGCTCCCGCCAACTCCGGCCGCGATCGTCTGGTTGCTGATCGCCGTTATCAACCCCTTCGCGTTGACCGTTACCTGAACTGATTGCGTCGTGCTGCCGAACGTGCCAACGTTGGCGTTGACCGTGGCCAGGGTGGTCGCAAGCGCGCCGGCGGTCGTCGT